GAGAAATTATTCAAGAGTCATCTAGTGACGTATACGATTTAATATAAGCATTTACAAATCACCTTACTTGCGGTAGAATGGGACAGTGAAAAGTATAGGAGTTCACATGTCAATTTTATCTAAGTTACAAAAGAATTCAACCATCAAGGATACAGCTATCCTTTCTGAATCAAAGTTCTTCACAAAGAAGGACATGATTCCAACAGCCATTCCTATCATCAATCTTGCATTGTCAGGTAGACTCGATGGTGGTCTTACACCTGGTCTTACGATGTGGGCTGGTCCAAGTAAACACTTTAAGACAGCATTCAGCTTGTTGATGGCGAAAGCATATCTCGATAAGTATGATGACGCTGCTCTGTTGTTCTACGACTCTGAGTTTGGTACACCTCAATCATACTTCGAAACATTTGGTATCGATATGGATCGTGTACTACATACACCTATTACTGATGTTGAACAACTGAAGTTCGATATCATGAAACAGATGGATAACATCGACCGCGGTGATAAGGTCATTGTGATTGTCGATTCTATTGGTAACCTCGCTTCGAAGAAAGAAGTCGAAGATGCACTCAATGAGAAAGCAGTTGCCGATATGTCTCGTGCAAAACAAATCAAGTCATTGTTCCGCATGGTTACACCACATCTCACACTCAAAGACATTCCGATGGTCGTTGTGAATCATACGTACAAAGAGATGTCGTTATTTCCAAAAGACATCGTTGGTGGTGGTACAGGCTCATACTATTCTGCAGACAATATTTACATTATTGGTCGACAGCAAGAAAAAGAAGGCAAAGATGTGGTAGGATATAATTTCATTATCAATGTTGAGAAATCTCGTTATGTTCGTGAAAAATCTAAAATCCCTGTTACTGTTACTCACGGCGGTGGCTTGTCTCGTTGGAGTGGATTACTCGATATCGCGTTGGCAGCAAAATTCGTCGTCAAGCCTAGTAACGGCTGGTACTCACGTGTTGATGTCGACACCGGGGAAGTAGAAGAGAAGAAGTTCAGACTGAAAGATACTGACACCAAAGATTTTTGGTTGCCAATTGTAACGTCTGACAAGTTTAATGAATACATAAAGCAGACGTATCAGATCGGTCATTCTGCAATTATTACTGATGAAGAGATTGAGGAGTTCGTTACTAATGAATGATGTTGGAATTGAAACATTAATTCTAAGCAATCTACTATATGATGAGAGCTATATTCGTAGCACTCTACCATTTCTCAAAGAAGAATACTTTGTCAATCATGAGCAGCGTATTACGTTCAACCTCGTAGAGAAATACTTTACAAAGTATAATGCATGTCCATCTCGTGAAGCACTCAAGATCGAGGTGGACGAATTATCTCTCAACACAGATACTCATGCAGCATGTGTACAATTCATTGGGTCGCTCAATAAATCAGACACAGATGAAGAGTGGCTGTTGAAGCAGACAGAAAAGTATTGTCAAGACAAAGCAATCTACAACGCCATTATGGAATCGATTCAGGTGATCGATGGGAAGTCAGACAAAGACAAAGGCTCATTGCCAGAAATCTTATCTGATGCACTCGCTGTCTCCTTCGATACTAACATCGGCCACGATTTTCTTGAAGACTTCGAATCTCGCTATGACTTCTATCATGAGAAAGTAGAACGTCAGCCATTCGATCTTGATTACTTCAATCGTATTACTCGTGGTGGTATTCCTCGCAAAACACTCAACGTTATCCTCGCTGGTACTGGTGTAGGTAAGACACTCATGATGTGTCACTTCGCCGCTGCTAATCTCATGCAAGGTAAGAACGTATTGTATGTCACCTTAGAAATGGCTGAAGAGCGTATCGCAGAACGTATCGATGCCAATCTGATGGGTGTACCACTCAATGATCTCGCTACATATCCAAAAGAAACGTACGAGACCAAACTTAATCGTGTCAAAGGTAAAACAGCAGGCAAACTTATCATTAAAGAATATCCAACTGCCTCTATCGGTAGTGGTCATCTTCGTCATCTACTCAATGAGTTGAAGTTGAAGAAAAACTTTGTGCCTGATATTATCTACATCGATTATCTCAATCTATGTGTGTCGTCTCGTATCCGTATGGGTGCCAATGTCAACACATATTCATATGTCAAAGCTATTGCCGAAGAGCTAAGAGGACTTGCAGTTGAATTCAATCTACCGATCTTTACAGCAACGCAGACGAACCGCACAGGCTTTACATCATCAGACGTCGGGCTCGAGGATACTAGCGAGTCCTTTGGATTGCCCGCTACTGCAGATTTCATGTTTGCCGCCATCTCTAACGAAGAACTTGAGAGCCTCGGTCAGCTCCTCATTAAGCAACTTAAAAACAGATACAACGACCCCGGTCTCCATCGTCGATTTGTCCTCGGCATCGACCGATCAAGAATGAAGTTGTATGATGTAGAACAGAATGCACAACAAAATATTGGACCTGATATCGCCGATAAACCAGTCATGGATAATTCAGAGTTTGGTGAAGGTCTCAAACGAGAAAGATTTGATAAGACGGTGTTCGATAGCTGGAAATGAAACATAATATATATTTTCATGTGCCAAAAACTGGAGGCCACACTGTGTGGTCATCTATTTGTGGTACTCAAATAATTGATATTGAAAATCCAAATAGTTACATAGCAGATGATGTAACTTGGTTAAAAAATCATTTTGGTTATCCTAAACCAGAAACACTGCAACTAATGAATTCTACAGGTGGCACTTTTTATATTAGTATGAGAGATCCTGCTACACATTTAGTTTCTTTCTATAATATGATAAGAATGGCCCATGTCGATGATGATAGTGCAGTAGTAAGTGCAATACCACGATTATGGGATTGGAAATGGGAAGAAGATAATTTACAAAGAATTATAGAATTAGATTTGTTAAACACCATATTTCCAAATAATTTCGTACAATATCAACATATATTGCCAATCATTTATCTACAAAATATCAATACTATAACGATTTTAAATCAAGAAACTCTTGACTTTGATATTAGTACTAAAATGAATATGGATCCTTATGAAAGTCAAAATGTAACTGCAAAGACTGCTAAAAGATTAGACGATTTTGAAATTGCTCATCTCGATAATCTAGATGAAGGCGCAAAAGTACAATTGTACAAATTCTTAGAAACAGATTACTATTGGTATAACTTATTTCAGGAAGAGTATAATGAAAAAGTTTAGAGTTAAGTTTACACATTGGAAGGACGAGAAGAAAGAAATCGTTGAAGTAGGTACAATGCCTGATGTGTTAAACAATCCTATGTCAGATAAGTTTGTATTGCAGACTGATCGCGGTGATTTTGTAGATATTCGTAAGAGTACTGTCGTGGAGGGACCAACACTTGTCGATTGAGTATAAATTTAATGAGTTTGCATTGATCGGTGAGTTAGAAGATTATGTCAACTCAACCTATGATCAACACTATGCCAAAGGTAAGTTTCAAGCCACAGAGTTTATCATTGACGGTGGTCATGGTGAAGGATTCTGCCTCGGCAACATTCTGAAGTACACACAGCGATACGGTAACAAAGACGGTAAGAATCGTAAGGATCTGATGAAGGTATTACATTACGCACTCATGGCGCTGCATGTTCATGATCTGGAGCATCAGGAACCTACAGATTGGCGTGATATATCCCAATGATCTAAAAATGTAAATATTTACCTAAAATAGTCTAAGAAAATCTCTAATCAAATCAATAACTTGCATCAGCCCAAAAAGTCCAATCAAATCAATAACTTAGAAGTGTACATATCCGGTCCACAGGGTATAATGGTACCTGTAAATTGATAAAGGATATGAAACATGGTTGATATTGATCGAGTGCAACGCAAAATGGATTCTTGGACTGCTGCTGAGTACGAAGGTGCACGTGAAAATTTCTTCGAGTATCGAGCTGCTCTCGGTGATGAAGCTACTAAAACTTTTCGTGAGTTTGCTTTTGGTATCGCTGCTCAAAACATTCTTTTCGAAATGATTCAATACGGTGAGGTGTCTC